AGCCAGCGGTGGTGGTCATGGCCGGATTCACGGCAGCTTTCTGCACGTAGTCGAGTGCGGCGGATACGCGGTCGTCAGCCTTGTAACGCTCTTCCAGAACCTCGGCCTCGCTCTTGCGGGTTGCGTAGGCAATCGCCTTCACGGTGGCCATCTGCCAGAGCAGGGAGCCGTCGCCCTTGGCATCGCGCCTCTGCGAGATGATGCCGGGTGCGCCTTCGACGGGGCGTGCGCGAGCGGCGAGTGCGGCCTCGGCCTTCTTGAGAGCGCCCACGGTGGCCGACTGCTTCTCGACCTTGGAGGAGAGCTCCTCAACCTGCACGAGCAGGGTCTCTTCCTCGGGAGCGGCTTCGAGGGCCTTGGTGGCCTCGACCAGTGAGTCCTTGAGGGATACCAGTTCCGCCTCGGTGGCGATGATGCGATCTGCGATATTCATTTGTTCAGTTCCGTATGGTGCGTTGTGCGGACAGGATTGCCCGCTTGGCGCGTTGGAGAGTGTCTGCCGGGGTGGGGTCTGACTCGACGCCCAGATCGATGCCGAAGTGCTTGGCGATCTGCATAGCCCGGGGATGGGCAGGCGTCGCGACCAGACTGCACTCAAGCAACTCGATTTCCTTGAAGTGGACGCCGCCCGCCTTGTTGGGCTCGCCCTTGCCTCTGAATCCGATGGAAGCCCCGAGGGGCACGCCTGACACCAGCAACTCGCGCAGCATGTCGCCAAGGCGCGTGCTGGCCAGCTTGAGGTGGCCACGAAGGGTGTCTGCTTTGGTTTCTAGGTTGGTCCAGTACCCGATGATCTTGTCCGGGTCATGGTTCATCAGCGCGATGAGCTTGTCCATGCGCAAGGCGGCGGTGTAGGCCGAGGGCTCGATGGTGTCCCTCACGCGGTCCGGCGTTGCTGCCGAGAGAACAAAACGGGCGTCGAAGTCGCCGTCGCTCTTCTCGACCGTCGCGGACAGGTGCTTGGTTACTTCGCGTGACCCGGTTTGCACGATGGTGGAGCTCCCGCTGGGGTTTGCTTTCCACCGTTGGCAGGCGATTGCGCCTGCCCGGATTTACGATATGCCTCTCTCTCCTCGCGTCCCGGGCGGTTTGACTGCGTCACCGGAGCTCCCGAGACAGGCAAAGGTTTGGCGAATGGTAGCTATGCCATTTGCAACCGTCAACGCCCATCCCTTATGCCAACACGGTCTAAGCAATGCCTTGCACCTCTATGCGCTACCATGTATCTTTCTCCCTGTGCCAGCGCACTTGCTGGCCGCAACCGAGAGGACACCGACATGAACGCAGCCGACCTTGAGATCGAAGTCACCTTCGACCAGTACTCCGCAGGTCGCCACCCGGAAGACGGCACCCCGGTGATCGGCGAGTCTTACTTCGTTATCGCCACCGCCGCAGACGGTCGCCGCTGGGCTCACGTGCGCCGCTGGAACAACGCCGCCGTTGTGCGCGACGTCGACGCCGAGTTCGGTGCTTACGTCGAGCGCGATTGGGAGGGCGCAGGCGAGGCCGCTGCCGAGAAGCTGGCCGAGCGGGTGCGTGCAGCTGGCGAGATCAATCTGGCGCATTGGGATGAGATCGATCCGGCCTACGCCTCGGTGGCTTATCAGCGCAGCGGCATCGAGGCCGAGCGCGCACTGATGGATCGCTTCGCAGAGTAATTCACGGTCTGCGCCTCGCGGGGCGCAGCACGGGAATGTCTCCCCACAACCTGAGGACACTGACATGAACGCAGAAGGAATCTTTGTACTGATCAGCACGGTCGTTTACCTCGTTGGGTACGTCATCGTGCATTGCTACGCACAGGACATGAGAGACGCCACCCCAGCCACGCGGGAGGAGGCCATCAAACGCTGCAAAGGGAAGCGGAAACTGATTGTCACCATCATGCGCCAGTCCGGCAACGAAGAGCGCGCCTTCGAGGTGAGCTCTTTCGATCAGGCAGAGCGCGAGATCCTTGCCACCTTCCGCCGCGCCCGGATCGATGAGCACTACATGCGCATTCTGGGGGATGGCCGCATCGAGTACCGCCGCATGTTTCACTGCCACAAGGGCCGCCATGAAGGCCGGAAGATCGGCGGCGCAATCATCAGCTTCGCGTAACAGAGGACACCATGAAGACCCGAAACCCCGTAGCCAAATTCGCCCGCGTCAATCGGGCAGCCACTCACGTAGACCGTAAGAGAGCCGCATCCCGTGGCTACTCGAAGCACAGAGGACACAGAGCATGAACACCCAACTCCACCTGCTGGAAGGCGCGGCCTACGCAAAGCGCGCCACCACGCTGCTCAAGCATCGCTGGATCGCCCTTGGCTACCCTGCGGAGGCTGCTGCCATGCAGCATCTGGCAGAGCGCCTGATCCATGATATGCAGAGCGCAAGCACCTTCTGGCACGACCGCTCCGATGCGATCAACGCCTCGACTGTCCGCACCTTGCAGCGTGACTCGCGCGCCCTGTTCGAGATGGCCGAGCGCGTGTTGAAGGGCAGACACCATATCTCGCCGCTTTTTGAGCTCTGGGCCGCGTGCTACGCCGTCCTGCGCTGCGTTGATGATCTCACCACCACCGTCGAGGAGCCTTGCCATGCGTAACAGCCAGATCACTTTCCGCGTCTCCACCGAGATGAAGTTCGCCCTAGAGAAGCTCGGCATCGAGCACTCGCGCTCTGTGGCAGACGTTGTCATCGCACTGGTGTCGGAGGGCCTTCGCGAGCGCGGCGTGCCCGCCGGTGAAGCCCTGCGAATCCCCAAGACCGTTACGGAGTAATTGCCATGGATATGTTGCTGCGCCGTGAGAGCACGGGTTTCTGGAGTGCCGAGTCAATCTCCCCGCGAGGGGACGCCTTCATGCGCGAGCATGTCGAGGCGTGGTCAGGCACCCTCGGCCCGGTGGTGTTCAAGGAGACCATGAGCACCTCCATCGACCGCTTCGCCTTCATCCTCGACACCGAGCGGGTGAAGTGGGATCTCCTGTCCTAGCCGATCATCGACAGCACGTCGAACTGGGCACCGGCTCGACCCTCCCCTAGCGGCCACGCGGCGAAGACCGCAGCTGCTAGGGGATCGATCCTTGCCGTGGACTTCTTCTTGTCCAAGGCCGAAATTCCCTCCCGCCCCTGCACCGCAACCGCATTGGCCACCGCATAGTTCAGTAGCGGGTGACCGCCGTGCGCGACCCGCTTGTCCAGCACCAGCCCCTGCAGGCTGGCGAGGCGGATCCCGACCTCCTTGAAGAACTGCGGCACCCCGATCCAGCGCGCCTCCTGCAGCACGCTCGCCCTCTGGCAGGCCGCTTGGAAGTGGGTGATCAGCGCCTTGTCGTAGTGGACCTCCTCGACAACGATCTCCTCCCGCCAGAGGTAGTCGCCGATGGCCTGCGCGATCTGGTCGTAGTCCATCGTGGCCGAGCCAACCGGGATCAGATACCCCTGATCGACCCACATCCTGTAGGGAGCCCTGTCGCGCTGCCCACGGTCGTCTATGCCGCTTGTGGGGCAGAACACGATGGGGAGTAGCTGTATGACCCCGTCATCGTCCTCACAGGCCAGCACGGCGGCCGTAAGGTCATTCTTGGCAGACAGGTCGAGCCCCATGTAGACCGTGCGGCCGCGAAACACCTCGGGGCCTGTCGGCATGGCGCAGGCCTTCCATGCCGAGGGCGAGAATGCGAGGCGGTCCATCGAGATCCGCTGGTTCAGCAGCAGGTTGCGCTGGGACGCCTCCTCCGAGGGCAGGCGTTGCGCCCGGCTGAGCGTCTGCCGGACAAACTCCTCCGACAGGAACGTGCCGAGGGCCGGGTTGGCCGCGCGCCACTGCGCCTCGTCCATCAGGTCGCAGCCCTCTGCCGCCTTGTAGACGTGCGCCACGGTGTGCGGGTCCGAACTGCGCTCGGCGTCATCCAGCCACATCGACCACATGTCGCCGTCAGACGGGGCGCTGGTGGACAGGGCGATCAGGAGCGGCTCCGCGTGCGCACCCTGCGAGGTGGTGATGGCCTCCACAAACGGGCTGGAGGGGCCGACGATCTGCCCGACCTCATCCAAGATGGCCAGAACAGGCGAGAGTCCGTGGGCCGTGGTGCCGTCACTGGCAAGGGCCTTGAACTCTACGTTCCGGGCCATGCCGATGATCATCTTCTTGCTGGGAATGACGTGCGCGAGGCCTTCGAGCTCGGGGTTCAGGCGCAGCATCTTCACGGCAAGGTTCCAGATCAGCGAGGCCTGATCCCGGGACATCGCGCCGCACACAATCTGCGAGTTGTGAATGGCCCGGGGGCCGATCAGGTGCGCCAGCATAATCGCGGCCGTGAGGGCTGATTTTCCGTTCTTCCGGGCGATGCACATATACGCCCGCCGCGTCCCGTGCGGGTTGTCGTAGATCTCCCGGATAAACCGCTTCTGGAAGGGCAGGAGCTTCAGCGGCTTGCCCACGTGCGCCCCTTCCGGCACCCGCAGGTACTCCTCCACAAACCGGATGACCATCTCGCCATCACTGATCTTTTTGGCCATGTCAGTTTGCCCGGGCAAGCAGGCCCGCCTTGATGGGATCCTCGATCAGCCGCTCCCGCACCCCGTGCTCGCTGATCGCCTCCTGCCTGAGCGTGGCCGGGTTCACCTTGGCCGAGGTGGACCTGTCTGTCGTTGTCAGCCCCAGCTGGCTACGGAGCCGGTGGATGGCACCGCCGTGGCTCATCAGGGCCGTGTGCGCCGGGTTGACTACCAGTCTGCCATCCTCCCGCTCGATCACATCACCCTTCTCGGCGACCTGATCCATCAGGCGCTTCTCCGCCGCCAAGTGCCGCGCCATCTGCGCCGCCCGCTGCACCATGTCCGGCAGCCACACCGCCATGGGCAAGCTCGCCACGGTCATCTGGAACAGCTCACCCTCCTCCTCGGTCAGGTGATCGGGCGTCTCTATACCCACCACGATCCGCTGCAATGCCTCACTCTTCCCCCGCGCACTGGTGTACGCGACCTTCCGACCTGCCATAACCAACCCTCCATCGGATACACCCCCGAAAGTATGCACCACGTCGATGCAGTGCGCGAAATGAGGGCAAATGCCAGTGGGCGGGTGATCGGTTTTGTCAGTTGGCGGTGATCGTTTTGGCCAGTGGGTTACCTTGGATGACACATTGAGAACCCCCGCGGCGGTCGGGCGTCCCCTGCTCACTTTTTGACCAATCCCCCCCTCCCCTCTGCACCAGAACGGTGCCCGAGCCCGTCCAGATTGGTGCAGGGCATTGTCGGGCACCAGCATGGCCTATAAGGGGGGGTACCCCACTATTCCACCGGCCAGCCGTCCGCTCCGGTGACGTGGCCAGTTCTGGGGCAGTCGAGCCTGCGGGTTTTCCGCGAGTGGCACGGGCCGCACAGCATGGTCAGGTTTGCGGGATCCATGGCCAGATCCGGCCGCTCTTTCCGGGAAAGAATGTGGTCAACATGCGGGGAAGGTGCGCCAGCTTTTCTGGCCCCGAGTGCCAGCACGCCGCACTGGCTGCACACCCAGTTGTGCCGCCGAATCACGGCAATTCGCATGGCCTCCCACTCGGGCGTTTTGTAGAACCTGTCATTGGGCATGGTCAGCAATCCTCGGCAATGTCCCGGGCACTTTCCCCGGGGATGTGGCTGGCATCTCCCGGGGGAGTTGCCGGGGAGGCGTCGGTTTCCCAGTGAAATGCCGAAAATCCGAAGGCCTTTTGGGGGCATGCCGTATCACGGGGCACCCTCCCCCCCTACCCCCCAGCCCGGTGCCTGCCGCATGCGCATGTAGGCATCGACCGTCTGGATGGCAGAGTCCAGCCCGACGCACACGGCCGTCATCCAGCCCTCCCGGGCCAGCATATCGAGCCATGCCAGCTGCTCGGGTGTTGGCCTGCCGCCCTTGGCCTTGAGCTCGATGGCAAGGCCCGCGAACCCGCCTCGGTGCCGCGGGTACATCACGTCCGGCACGCCACGCCTCACCCCTGCACGCTTCAGTTGGGTGGCCACCACCACGTTCCGCAGCCCACCGTTCGGGCTGTGCGTGAACCACGGGGCCTCGGCCGCGTAGGCCTTTGCGAGGTACTGGAACAGGGCGATCTGGTACTGGTCTTCAAGTCTCCGCATGGGCGAACCTCAGGATGACGCCGAGGGCATCGCGGATGGCATCGCACTCATAGCGCAGGGCGTGAACCTCCACCTCCAGTGCATCGCGCTCCTCGCGGACATGGGCAAGGGCTACCTTCAACGCCTCGCGCTCCTCCCGGACGTGGGCAAGGGCCGCCCTGAGCAGGTGTACCTCCGCCTCCAGTGGTGCCTCGGTCATGCGCCAACCCTCCTGTACGCCAGCCCAATCTCGTCGCGCACATCCGGGTCATCCGGCTCGGCGACGGTCAGGCCCCGCTCTGCTGCCCACGCGAGGATGGACCCGATCAGGCCGGTCATCTGCTCCCGGCTGTACCGCTCGGATGGCAGGGTGCGGGCAACCCGATCACCCGTCACCAGTGACGGCTCGACCACCACCACCCCGAACTGCGCCTTGAGGTCTGCCTTCAGGTCCGCCTCATGGCAGCCGAGCTGTAGGGCAAGCTCCCGGATCATGGCGTGGAGGTACCCGCGCTGCTTTCGGGTCTTGGGCGGCGCGTATCCCCTGACGTCCACCAGCACCGGCCCGTTCTGCAGGCGGGCATCGAGGAGGTAGGCGAGGCGCTTGGTCTGGTCGGGTGTTCTGATCACCCAGCTGGAGCCCTCCATTATCATGCCTTGCCCCTCCTGTAGCCCCGGCCGTATCCCGACTTGCGGTTGAACGGCGTGGCGATGGTCAGGCGACTCTGGTGCAGTGCCGAGCTCACGTAGATCGGGTGCCCGTCCACGTTCTTGACGCACCGCACCTGTGGTGACACGCAGGCCCGCTCGATGGTGCCGCCTGCCCGCAGGTACCGTTCGGTGTCGGCTGCGATCTCGGCCCGTGCGGCCGTCCTGTCCGGGACGGGCCGCTCGGGGTGGGGGTACCAGTCTCTGATACTCACAGGCCACCCGCCAAGAGCATCAGGAGGGTGCCCGTGACGCCCAGTGCGAACCCGGCCACGAAGTGCGCCCAGTGACGCTCCAGCGCGGCCTGATCGCGGATCGGGTCCTCTGACATGCCTGCCTCCCTCATCGATCTCGGTGTCCGTAGGTTGCTATCGCTGTACCACTCAGCCATGCGCCGCCCCCGCCCGCAGGGCTCGACGGTGACGGGCTGCCTTGCACTTGCAGGTGTTGCCGCAGTACAGGGACCGGCCCGGGTCGATGGTGGTGTAGACCTTGCTGCACACCGTGCAGGTACGTGCCACCGGGGGCTTGCAGGCCCCCAGTGCGCGCCCGGCATCGCTGCTGCTGATACGCTTCTTGCTCATGCTGCCTCCTCGGCACGGGTGGATTTCTTGCTGGGCTTGCCAGCCTTGGTGAGGGTGGCCTGATAGGACAACGCCTTGGCCTGCTGCTCGGCCTTCTCGGCCCCGGTGAATCCCATGTTGATCATCTGCCCCTCACGGGCGATGACGGTGCCCTCGCCGCACACGATGCGGTAGGCCGTGCCGGATTCGTTGACGAAGGTCTGGCAGGCCGGGAAAGCCTCGATGGCCGTCACGGTGCGGAAGCTGCGCTTACGGGTGCCGTCATACCGGATCAGGTCGCCGACCTTCACCTGCTCGGCGGGGCGCTTCCGCATGGCGTTCAGGTAGGTCTGGGCGGCGCGGCCACGGGCCGTGAGCCTGTAGCCCAAGCCCAAGCAGCCGTAGCACCGGGTGCCGTCGATTGCGTTGTAGGAGTACTCGCCGCCGCCGAGGCAGCGGGTGCAGATCTCATGCTCGAAGAGGGGCTTGGTCATGTCAGTGTCCTGTCGGTTGTAGTGGGGGAGTCCCGTGATGCCCCCGCGTGAGGGGCATCCCGTGAATCACTCGCCGAGCAGTACGCGGTGGGTGACGCGGCCAACATGGCCCTGCATGGTCCAGATCGAGCCCGGCCAGTAGTAGTTGCCGACGCGGCCCGACAGGCACTCGCTCTGAGCTACTACGATGGGCGAGGGGCCTTCCAGACACTGGGTGGGGCGGGCGTCTTCCAGCACGCGGAAGGTGCTGTCACCGCCGAACGACACGATGTCGCCAGCGCGGAGTTCTTCGGTCAGCTTGTAGGTTACGTTCATGTCAGGTGTCCTCAGTGGTGACCAGCAACGTGCTGGCATGGAGGAACTGTACGCCCTTGCGGGTTGGTGTGCAATGGGTTTGACACCCTTGCGTGTGAATAGTTGGTAATGTTGGGGACTCCTGCAGTTGGCTCATTACTTCAACTGGCTGGCTTGATCCCGGCACGCCGACTCGAAGAGCCCGGAGGCGTGACAGGACACCGCAGGATCGGCTGCGTCCCCGGACAGCCTTGGACACCTCCCCGCACGCCCGTCAGGCAGCACAGGGAAGGCCAGCGCCGGATCTCCAGATCAGAACGGAATTTCCGAGTCAAACTCCTCGCGGGCAGGTGCCGGGGCAGGCCTTGCCCGGGCCACGTCCGCCAGCTTCTCGGTGGGCTTCCAGCGGTCGATCTCCGCGTAGTACTTCCCGCTGCGCCCGCGCTTGATCACGGCGTTCAGCCACTCGGCACCCCTCTCCCGCTCAAGCGTGGCGATCAGGTCTTCGACCCGAATGGACAGGTTGCACAGCACAAAGTCGGGCTGGTTCTCCCGGATTTTCACCACAAGGCCGTTCAGGAACTCTTTCTCTTGGCTCATCACACCCTCCTCGGGTCTTGGTTAAACATTGCCTTCGACGGCCAGCTGGATGGTCTGGCAGCAGACTGAGGGCATGTCGGGAAGGCAGTGGTAGGCGTGCATGATCACCGTCCGCAGGCGCTGCGCCTCGGCTCGAGCCAGCACCAGCTCACCCTCCACCCGGGCCAGTGCCTCGCGCACCTCGGCCATCTCCAGTTCGTTGTTCACTTCAGCACCTCCACCTTTGCGTACCGCGTGGCCTTGCCCCGGTACAGTTCCAGATCCACGCCCGCGGCCTCGATGGCCGTCAGGATGGGCTTTGCCTTCCAGTTCACGTTGCCTTGGCGGTCGTGCCATGACACCCGCACGCCTTCGCCATGGGCACTGGAACCGCCTGCGAGGGCCAGCAAGGCCTCCCGGGCATCGGAGAGCCGTCTCTCTGCCCCCTCGAGGTTTGCGTGCGCCAGAGCGAACGTCAGGGCGGCTGCGCGCCACTCCTCGTCATGCCGCTCCGGCTCCGGGTCGGTGCCGTCCAGCAGATGCTCGTAGGCCTCGCAGATCGGCCCGGCATAGCAGCGCAGGAACCGCTCCAGCAGGTAGGCGCGGTCCACCTCGATCAGCGCAACCTCACCGCCCGCGTGGTGCAGGTAGAACACCCGGCTGGGGGCGCAGACCCACGCCTGCGTTGCCAGCTGGGCGATGTAGTGCTCGGGCACCTCGGTGGGCGGCTCGGCCGCGGCGAAGCTGGTCTTGATCTCGACAAGCGTCCGACTGTCAGGATCCCACCCGTCAAGGCTCGCCAGAAGCCTCCCACGGACCAGCACGGCCGGGGGGAGGGACACCCCTAGCTCTGCCTGTGCCAGAGCGCGCAGGACGGGCTCCATGTCGCGCCCATGGGCCATGGCAGGGCTATCGGCCTGCACGGTCTTGCCGCGCTTCCTGTCCAGTACCTTCTGCATGGTGGTCGGGCCGTACTTCGCCTCGCCCACGATCCCGGCCACGTCGGTGGCACTGATGTACTTTGACCGCTCCAGAGCCCACTCCAGAGAGCCCTGCTCCAGATCGAGCGATCCCATAGAGCCGGGGCTCATGCCCAGCCAGCCGTCCTCCCGGGGGCCGAGCTTGGGGCGGGTTACCGGGCCGGTCATTGCCAGCGTCGAGGTGTAGCGGCGGATCACTTGGCACCCCCTTGAAGGCGGAGGATCGCCTGTTGAGCCTGCGCCTCGGTGAGGTCACCTGCCTTCTGCACGCGGTAGTGTCCTAGAACGACCTCGCCCTTGCCTGAGTCCAGCAGGAGGGGCAGGAGGGCCTCCAGCGTGGCGGGGCTTACCTGAGGGCTCTTGGCAGGGGCGGCCTGCACGGCCGCGTTGCCATCGTCATCCTCGTCAGCCGGGAGTGACAGGGCCACCGACAGGCTGCCGCGCTTGGCGTAGGTCGTGGCGGACATCGCACCGTGCGCGTCGGCCTTGGCCGGGATGAACGGTCCGTCCATCTCGATCCACTGACCGGAGGTGTGCATCAGCCGGGTGATCACCATGACGCTGTCCGGCATGGAGACCACGGTCTGCAGGAAGGCGACGCCCTCGGAGGTCAGGGGCTCGCGCACGGCGGCCACCACGGCCGTGAAGCTCGCGTAGTTGCTGCGGAAGGCGGGGTTTTTCGAGTCGAACACGGCCACGCTCATGCGTGCCTGTGCGCGGGCAAGTGCCGTGGCGATTTCGTTGATGGATTCGGAAGTTCTCATGTCGGTGTCCTCAGTTGAAAAACATCTGTCCGTTGAAGTGATAGCAGCCGTGCTTCTCAAGGAAGTAGGCCTTTGCGCTCTCAAGCAGCTGGGTCGGAACCCAGCTCACATCGACCAGATCGGCCGATATCTGTTGTGCCCGCACCTCGGTGGTGGGGCGGGAAAAAGTGTTCGGGCTCGCACCGCCCCTGTCCTGTGCGCGGGCCAGCCATGAGTTGATGAATCGCTTGATGCCTGCGGGCGTCTTGCGGTTCTTGGGGTTCGCGTCCAGCCACGATGCCATCTTGGCAAGCTCGGCCTGCACGTTCACCGCAGGGTAGGCGGCGGCCCAGCCTGTGATGTCTGCGGGCTCCGGCGTGAAGGTGCTGCCGTTGATCAGGGGGAGCATCAGCGCACCTCCTTGCGCTCGGAGAACAGCAGCGCGCCCCGGAAGCTGTTGTGGAAGTTGCCGGTGATCTCCGTCATGGCCCAATCGGCCCGGCCGATGACCTGCCAGACCAGCATCTGCAGCTGGGTGTGCAGGCGCACCCAGTCGGGATTCTCGCCATCGGCCATGGCCGTGCGGATGATGTCCTCCTGCAGCACGATGACGTCGGCGAGGTGCTCGAGCAGCTGCTCGATGGACTCGATGCCCTTCATGCCGGAGGGCAAGGGAAGCTTGGTGATGGCGGTGATCGCCTCGCTCTGGCTCATGCCACCAGCCCCTCAGTGCGCGACTTGAAGCTGAGGTCAGCCGCAGTGATGTTCCACGTGTGCAGAACCTCGGGCTCCTCGCCCCACGGCGCGGTGCAGATCTCGGCCTTGATGATGCGGCCGACGCGGTCCTCGACGTATCCCGGGGCTTTCCCGCCGTAGGCAGCGTTGCCGGTGCGGACCCAGCCGCCCTTCAGGACGCGGTCGTAGCGGATCATCCCTTTGATCGCGCCCTTGTGCTTCCCGCGCACGAAGCGGGGCAGGGCATCGACCACGGCGTCACCGAAGAAGCGGCGGGCAAGCTCCTCCGACTCGGGGCGGAAGAGGAGTTCAGAGCGGGTAGCAATGTTTGCGTAAAGGGTCATGTGTCTGTGTCCAGTGTGCGGGTCAGGGCGAATCCCCAACCACACGCCCATCCTACCCCTTGGCGCAGGAATGTGCAACAGGGTGCGCTTAGAACATTTCGCTATATCAGGCCGCGCTCTTATGCCAGTGCCGGATGTAGTCGGGCAGGAGGGTGATCGAAGGCAGGCGGCTCACCGGCAGCACCCAGTTGTCCGCCGGGGCGGGCTTGCCCGAGCCCATAATCTCGGTGCCTGCTTTTTGCAGCACCCAGCGCCCCTTGCGGCCCGTAATGTTGAATGGCAGATCCCAGCCGAGGATCGCCCCGTACAGGTGGTCATAGTCCACTCTGCAGAACACGTAGGCATCGCATTCTTGCTGCCGCAGCCCCCGGTGGGATCGATCCTCGACGTGGGCGTTATAGCTCGGGCGGACCCGCGTTCCTGCTTGTCTGGTGGTCTTCACCTCTACCCTGCGCCCGAGCACCAGAAGATCGTTGTCAGGGCCTCCTGTACGCTCCACAGGCAGGCCGTGTCGGCGCAGTTGCTCCATGACCAGCACCTCGCCAATCAACCCGGCTCTCAGGCCCTCTCCGGCGGTCAGGGAGCCCTTGTACACCCCGGCGTTGGCCTGCCAGAGGGATTCCGCCTCATCAGCGAGGTCTGCCGGGATCGGGTGCAGGTGCTGATCCATGTCTTTCCAAGGCCTCAGGCGGATTGGCGGCGGGCGCATCGTCGGGCAGCGGCTCGGCGGTCAGAGCAGGCGCAGCAGGCCTTGCTGCTCACGTAGCGGGCCGTAGCACCGCACTGGATGCAAGGATGCCCCCAGTACCGGGGGAGGCGCTCGGCGACGGCCTCCTCCCGGCTGGGGGCGGGGTCTAGTCGGTAAGCGAGTCGCACAGCTCGTCCTCGTCCTTCGCGCCCTCGCTCAGGGGTCGGATGGGCCACAGGGGGCACGCGGTCGCCGTGCAGGCCTCCGTCTGCTGGCGCCACGTTCCGTATCCCGCAGCTCGCTCGTCGTAGATACACTCCACACACTTGGCACTTACGCGCCCAGTCTTCCCGGGTCGGCTGCACAGCCGGTGAATCAGTACTTGCTTGTCCATCTCAGGCCTCCGGTGTCAAACCGACACCTTACCCAATGGCGCAACAAGGTGACAATGCTTCTTGGTGATCGATTTGTTCTAACCCCAGAAACAAAAAACCCCGGAGGTGAGTCCGGGGTTCTTGCCCACAGGGCAGTGTTGCACTACCCTACGGTGACCTGAGCGGGACGCCAATCCCCTCAGGCTGTGATCGCGAACTCGACGCGACCGTTGGCGGAAGTCTACCAGACCCCCAGCAGCTGCCAAGTCCCCCGATCACCCCGGCCATTCGATTGCGTATGGTTGACCCGGGTGAACAACGCAACCAACCCATGCTCGACCACCAAAGCCCGGCACTGTCGCGCCCTGACAACCGGCACCCTGACGCCCATTGCGGGAGGTCGCCAGCGAAGGACCGCTGGTCTACGGGGGAGACACTGAGTACCTGTAAGCAGTCCGAGAGACTGCACTGACTTGTGGACAGGTCAGGGGGAAAAGGGCATCGCTATGCCCAAGGAACCATACATGGACTACAAGCGCATCTACAACGAATTCATCGCAGACCGTCGCGCCCGTGAGGCGGCACTGATCGTCTCGGGTGAATACGCCGAACGGCACCACGTTGTCCCTCGCGCACTGGGCGGGACAGACGATGCTGACAACATGATCACGCTGTCCTACAGCGACCACTACATGGCGCACTTGCTGCTAGCAAAGGCGCATGGGTTTTGGCACGCCGTGCTGTTGATGTCCCACACCAGCACAAAGCTTGATGCGTACCGCGCCCGTAGATGGGGTGGAGTCGCTCGATACAAGGGCATGCTGCCCCAAACGCGTACCAAGATGTCTGCCGCACAGACCGGCCGTACCCGCTCTGCAGAGACGCGGGCCAAGATGTCCGAGGCACTCCGCAACAGGTCACCCGAGACACGCGCCAAAATGTCCGAGGCACAACGCGCCCGTTTTAGATCGCCAGAGGCGCGGGCCAAGCTGTCCGAGGCAAGCCGCAGCCGTGGTATATCGCCAGAGGCGCGGGCTGCCATGGTTGTGGGAAGGCGTGGCTATGCCCACTCTGCAGAGACGCGGGCCAAAATATCCGAGGCACTGCGTAACCGTGGTATATCGCCAGAGGCGCGGGCCAAGCTGTCCGAGGCAGCCAGTGGTCGTGTTGTGTCAGCAGAGGCGCGCGCCAAGATGTCTGCGGCACAGACCGGCCGTACCCGCTCTGCAGAGACACGCGCCAAGATGTCCGAGGCACTGCGTAACCGTGTTATATCGCCAGAGACGCGGGCTAAGCTGGCTGAAGCACGCCGCACTTACTGGGCACGCCGTCGCGCAGACGCATGAAATCTAAACAACCTCCCAAGCCGCCCCCGGAAAAGCGCCGCGCCTCTACTCGATCACCATTCTGGAAACAGGTCGAGGCAAACCAGAAGAAATACGATGCGGACCCGCAACACCAGCGCGAGTTCCGGCAGCGCCAGAGCGAATTCAAGCAAGGCATGCGCGCGCTCAAGAAGCAACAGCGAGAAGTCGATCAGGCCAACCTCAAGCAACAGCGCGAGATGGAAGAGCTCGCCATTGTCCACGCCGCCCGGTCGAGGATCTGACCATGTTCGAGCTCGTCATCATCACGCTCCTGAACGGCCTGCCCATGGTCAACACCACGCCCCTGCGCTTCACCTCCGAGTCGGAGTGCCTGAAGGCAGGATCGATGCTGGCCGTCCACCTGCCCGTGCCACGCCCTCAGGTGCGGTGCGTACACCGGCATAAGAGCGCAGCCTGATAGACCAAAATGGTCTAGCACCCTGTTGCACTCCCTCGCGGGCGGGTGTATCTTCCTCCCCGTGCCGTCGCGTTGACGGCCTAACCGAGGACACCGAGATGCACCGCAACTACGAAGAGGCCTACGCCTGCTACGCCCCGATCTACCGCGCCCAGTGGGGAGCGGCCAACGTCACGCTAGATGTTTGCAAGCGGGCAATGGCGGACATTTACGCCGCGCTGAGGCTGCACTCCGAGCGCACGCCGTACACCGGCAAGCTCTGGGCAGAACTGGACGCGGTGCGCGAGCGCACGGCCAAGCTGCATTCCCGCTGATACCTTCACGGTTTAGGAGACTGGCAATGCGATACGGAAGCGTCTGCTCTGGCATCGAGGCAGCTACTGCAGCATGGCACCCGCTCGGCTGGGAGCCTGCTTTCTTCTCTGAGATTGACCCGTTCCCCCGGGCGGTTCTTGCTCACCACTACCCGAACGTTCCGCTTCACGGCGACTTCACCACAATTCAGCGAGGCGACTATGCAGATATCGATGTTCTCGTCGGAGGAACTCCCTGCCAATCCTTCTCAGTCGCAGGACTCCGAAAAGGACTTTCAGACCCGCGTGGCAACCTCATGCTGGGGTTCGGTGCGCTTGCTGAACGCCTACGGCCCGAGTGGCTGGTTTGGGAGAACGTCCCCGGAGTTCTGTCATCAAACGGAGGACGGGACTTTGGCTCCTTCCTCGGGATGCTGGGCGAGCTCGGGTATGGGTTCGCCTACCGAGTTCTTGACGCTCAGTATTTCGGAGTGGCCCAGCGCCGCCGCCGTGTGTTCGTTGTCGGACACGCTGGAGACTGGCGACGTGCCGCGGCGGTTCTTTTTGAGCGCGACAGCCTGTCGGGGAATCCTGCGCCGCGCCGAGAAGCGGGGAAAGCTGCTCCCACCATCCCTAGCCGCAGCACTGCGGGCGGTGGCCTCGGAACCGACTTCGACTGCGATGGCGGGTTGATCCCGCAAACGGTCGGCGCGTTGACAGATGGCGCTCACATGGGGGGGGGCACAACGGACAGGACGCCTACACCGGCAGGATATTTGCCGTCCCTAAGCTTATGCCTGAACGCGGGCGCGATGGGCAGGCAGGACGCAGATCAGGGTTACCTGATCCCCGTGGAGGTTGCCGGGGTTCCTATTGCCTTTGATGCTTACAACCAAGTAGAAACGGGGGACGTTTCCAAAACGTTGACGTCTCGCAACGATATAGCCACAGGGTCGGTGGTTGCCGTGGCATCTACCCTGCACGGCGATAAGACGGTAAACACAGCAAGCCAGACAGGAGGGCCGGCGGCCTTTCAGGAGGCGGCCGACTGCTTATTGGCGTCATACGGCAGGAGCTGGAACGGCAACTCCGCCGTGACCAGCGGAAGCCTTTTAGTCGCGCACCCCACAGGGGATGTGGCCCACAGCCTCCGTGGTGCGGGGTTTGATGCCAGCGAGGACGGCACGGGGCGGGGGACGCCGCGTGTACCAGTCCACGCTTTTGTGCCGGCAGTGGCACCGTGCATGACCAGCAACTACGGCAAACAGCCCGACAGCAGCGACACCAGTGCCGGGCCGATGTTGGTTGCCCACGCTTTCGACGCTCGTCAGTCTGACGTGGTTCAGTACGGCGACATGACGGGGCCGCTTGACACGGACGGGCATTCGGTGGCCGTGGCAATCGGCACAGACTGCTACAACGGTCTGATCACAGGGGATGTGGCCGCGACGATGGGAACGTCCGGGTCAAGCCCGACGGTTGGGCCGACCGTGATGGTGCCGCGCCCATTGGCCGCTGGAGCGCATCCACCAGCGATTGCAATTCAAGATGTGAGGGCGGTCGAAAAACAACAAAACGGCAGGGGCTGGAACGATGATGGGACTTCATACGCCGTCGATACCTATGCAACGCAGGGAGTAGCCTCTGGAATGATGGTCCGGCGTCTTACCGTAAGGGAGTGCGAGCGCCTGCAGGGCTTCCCCGACAACTTCACCGCCATCCCGTACCGAGGCAAGCCCGCCAGCCAGTGCCCGGATGGCCCGCGATACAAGGCTTTGGGGAACAGCATGGCCGTGCCGGTGATGGCGTGGATCGGCAGGCGAATTGCCGCGCTGCAGGCCTGAGGCATTCACGGTCTGGCCCTCACGGGGGCCAGCACGGGAGCGGTGCGCGCGGCCCTTGATGGGCACCTGACGGAAGGACGTCAGCCCCGGTAGGCCTTCACAAACACCTCAAGGGCCACACTCGGCAATGCCGTTGGAACGGCCGCCAAGGGCAGTGGAAGGCTCGCGCCCTCCACACCCCTTACACACCTAGCCCAGAAGGCGTCCACGGCCTCTGGGACGCTTGTGAGCGGCCCTACCAGCGGCATCAGGTCGGTGTCGCACAGGAACCGGATCCCCGGCGCGTCGTCCAGATCGATCCAGCGGTTCATGGCACAGGCACCACGGCGGTCTTGAGCTCAACGTCCAGTGCCACCTCGTAGAGAAACGGTCCCAGATTGCTGACGCTCACCCCACCAATAACGCGGACGGTGTGCCACGCCAGCGCATGCGTGCTGGTGGTGCCTGCCGGCGGGCGGTAGCGCGGGGATTCCATCTGCATCTCGAACCAGTCGTAGCCGTGGGCGTTGACCCACTCTTGGAAGCCCTTCAGCAACCCCGCGCGCATCTGCCAGCTCACCGAGGCGGTGGTGGGCATGTGGCCGTACACCCGCCGCTGCTTCACCGTGCCCGCCATCGATGACATGCGTACAAGCCCCGTGTCGAGGGAGAGCTGTATGCCGACGAGGGGCGGGCCGTAGAGATCGCTAGAGAGGCGAGGGATGGCCATTAGGGCGGTACCGGAACGGTTTCAGTGGGCACACCTTGGCGGTGCTCGACGTCGTAGGATATCTCGTACCAGCCGCCGCCGAGGTTCTTCATCTCGATGCTGGATGTGGTACGAACCTGCTGCCACGCAATGGCAGGTAGAGCACCGGGGTCGCCCGCCAGCACCGTCTCCATCGGCACCTTAATCCATGCGGTGGACTTGGTAAGCCATACGTTAAAGTCCGCCAGCTTCGATGCGGGCAGCAGCCACGACAACCTCGAGGTGATGTGCGCCGCGCGCCATGGCTTGGACTGTCGATGCTCGCCGTCAGAAAACGGCGTGCGCTCCAACCCGTAGTCGAGCGAGGAAGTGCTGCCCCACTGCGGCATACCGAACGTGACGATATCTATCTTGTCAGGCTCTGCAGCGGCCATCAGCCGACATCCCACGCCACGATGGCGAAGTCGAAATCGCTGGGATCAAAATTATTACCTCCGCCCAGATGCACATAGATCGCTGATGCGTTGGGGACGCTCACTGTGGCGGCTGATTTGAACGGAAGACTGGCCATGATGGTCACTTGCGCCACAATGTTTAGCGCGTTGGTCGCAGGCGCGCTCAGGTTGATGGTGTACTCCCCAATGCTTCTTCGAGCGCATGTAAACCCTTGAACATTCCCTTGGGCAACGCCGGTTGACTTTACCCGGCCGGCCGCGATGGGAATGAATTTGCCAGTCACAACAGTGGGGGGCGCAACTACCGGAGGCCAAGCCGGAAGAGCCGACCACTTCTTGACCCCGTCGCCGATCTTTGCCTTGAGATCGCCGGTCAGCGGGCGCTCAAACCCGATCTCGCCCAGCCCGAGCACAGGATCGGTGGCACCCCAGTCGGCGGTGCTTTGAATCAGTTGCCTCATTCGGGCGTGTATATCTGCTGCCATGTCTCAAGGCTCCCACGGGATGATGTTGTCTGCTGAAAGGGCAGTGCCTTCGTTTGCTATGACCCACTGGGGATAGGTCTCGTCTGAAACCACCCACTGCCTCGGCGTCGGATCACTTGGCGTTGCCACATATGCGCGAGGATCGTAGTTCACCGCGTTGACCACCACCGAATACATTCCTCGCGGTTCGGTCGAGGTGACGATGTAATCGCGCACTACGGTTGCCGCCTGCGCGATCACAACGGCAGGCGGCTCTTCGTTTAGCGGGTTGCCGAGCAAGGTTTCGTCGAACGTCACTGCCGCGGGAATGTTCGCTGTCGTCGCGTTTCGTTTCTGCACGCGGAACGGGCCGATCGCCTGTCCGTATTTGTCGCGCACCATCATCACGGGCTGGAGCGGCCAGTCGATCGCGTCAGCAAACACCATGTTACGAGTGGTGGCGTCATAGCTGATCATCTGTGTCTGCCGCGCGCGGCTGACCAGTTCGGTGGATACGCCGATGCGGTCGCCCACCACCGGGATCAAACCGTCCTGTTCGGTTTCGAACTCCAGCCCCCGCCTCATGTACTTTGCCTGCCGCCACGTGTGCACCGCGTAGCGTAGGGCCTGCTGGCGCTCGGTGCAGCCGAGCAGACGGTAAGTGCTGGTCAGTGCGTCCTCGGTGCCGTTCGGATAGATCACCGACATAGGCGTGCCGTTTACCGGATCGGTGTACTCGATCTGGACACCCTCGGGATCGTCGATGCCATGCCATGACCACGCCACCCGGAGCGAGTCGCGCTTGATGCTGTGCCCCGTGAACAGCATGGTGCGCACGGGCTGCACGCTGGCGTCGATCACCGACACCTTCGGGCCTGCAGGGACGATGCGAGCACGCTCAACCTGCACCACGCGCTGCATTGCCTCAAGGATGGTGGTGGGCTCGGCGAACACGTAATTAAACCCCGGCAACCCATCCCACTTTGTGTGCAGCCGCGTCCACGCGGGAAGGTCGATCTCGTAAGGTGGACGGCCCGCGCCGTAGTCCTTGTTTGTCAGTATGTCCAGCGCGATATCAGCGGGGTTGCTCGTGGCGGTCGGGGTTGTCGTGATAGGCGAGGTGATCGTGCGTGCCAAGCGCAGCTTCACGCGGCCCGCAGCACCGGATGACACGCCCTCGGATGCCTGTATCCACACGGCCAACAACGTGGTGTCGCCGTAGACTTTTTGCGTGGCGTTCACCATGGTGCCCTTCAAACCCGTCCAACGGATTTCACGGCGCACCCGGGAGGTTTCCTCATGGGTGGCGTTTGTGGCACTGCAAGTGACGCGGTAGCGGCCTGCAGCCACAGGGATGCGGATAGTGCGGCGAACGGTGTTGGGGGTGTCGATGTTCCACTCGACCTTACCTGTCAACGTCACCGCTGGGACTACCGGATACCCGTCGTCGCCGATCTTTTCGATGGTCCAGCTGATCCCCTGCCGCTCGGGGTTGTCGTCCCCGGTGGTCTTCGAGATCGAGCCCAGCCCGTTAGGGAACATCACATCGAGGTGGATCTCGCGCACCGTCTGCCCGGGCAGGCACACCGCAAACGCGCCGATGGGCTTGGTGTTCGATAGCAGCTGGTCCGAAACCTCGATTGAGGTGGTGACGTTCTCGTTCCAGCGGCCCCACTTCGCTGCCACTGCCGCCTCGATGGTGCCCATCGTTTGCTTGTGCTCAGAGGGCAGGAAGCGCCGCCACTTCACATACTCGGCATCTCCCGCGTTCGCGTGCGGCGGTACTGATTCTGAGTCTCCAGCGATCGGCGTCGATGGCCAGTTGATGTTGCCCCAGTCCCAGTTGAGCGGAGGCCATACGGCGGCGGGTGGCTTTGCGGCGGGGCTAATCACCGAGTCCGAGATGAACAGGTCCACCACGTCCGCATCCCCTGCGGTGGCCACCAGCAAAGCACCAAGGTGCATCGTGTTTGTCTTCCAGTCGCCGTCTCTCTGCGTTTTCAGAATCGGAGTGCCCGCGTACTCGATCACCGGATACTGCACCCACGGCTGCGATGCGTAGTACGGCACGGAGAGCGTGGTGCCATAGGCCACCGGCACGGGTGCGCCCAGCTGCGGCATCTCGTTGCCCGGGGAGAGGGAGTATTGCTGCGCCGCGCCTTCCCGCGACTTGGCCTTGGGCGGCGGGAAGAGGAGCATCATCACCAGACCGACTGCGATAGCGATCACGGCCTGCCAGAAGTACACCATCCAATCGATGCCACCCCCGGGGCGCAGCACCACCAACACCATGTCGTCTTCCATCAACCACGTGTCGGCCTCTTCCAGCGCAAGCGGCTCGCCGTTCAGAAAGAGCTCCACCGCCATGCCGAAGCCGTCAGGCGCGGTGCGCTGCAGCCAGTCGTAGGTCGAGCTCCCGACCTCGACATCCTCAACCTGCAGATCGTGTGAATTGAAGACGTCGCGAATAAAAACGATTGTCGGTTTACCCATCGCGGCGACCCGTCCAACGAACAAACGACAGGTTGCGGTAACGCTCTTGGAATGCGCTCAGGCGCTCGCAGCGCGCCGAGGGTGCCGTACCGTGCAGCACCCACTCCGAATCGACCAGCACGGCCACGTGCGGGCTGTTGTCGTTGGCGTCCCGGCAGACCACGATGGCTCCGGGCTCAGGCGTCTCGATGGGCAACACGGTGCCGTCGATCAAGGCGCGCTTCGCATGGCGCGAGATGGTGACTGAAGCTTTCGGCCCGAGATCCTCGGTGCCTGTGTTCCAAGCGGGAAGGTCCATGCCTGCAGCCCCGAGTGCCATCATCACCACGCCCCAGCAATCCGCCCCCGCGGCCGAGGCACCACCCACCACGTAGGGCGTGCCCACGATGTCGTTCGCGATGTCATGGAGTGCCTGCATGCTTGTCCTCCCACACTGTCACGCCCTCGTGACGCTCACCCACAGACCGTATTTTGACCGCCCCCGGCATGGAGAGATACAGGCGACCATCCGCCAGCACCTCGGCATCGCCGGACTTCACCAGCGCGCCGATCACCTGCGAGGGCACTTTGACCGTCATGTCGGGAAAGGTGACCACCATGGAGCCCGCGTGAACGGGCTCCACGTACGCGAGGTACAGGCCATCGGGCATGTCGGTCACCGCACAAGCCCCGGCCAATCCGCAGCGCGGAATCGCCGAGAGGGGAATTGTCGGTTCACGATGTCGTAGCGGGAAGCAGTGCCCGTCACGGTCTGCGTGGTCGCGTTCACATCCAGTAGCTTGAGCTCCAGCGTCTGGTGCGGGCGGGGCTGATTGTCGATGTAGATCCGGAAGAACACGCTGATCGGCACCCACGGGTTTTCGATGGCCCGATCCAGCTCCTCGGAGAGCTCATGCCCGATGTTGCACACGCTGATCTGCAGGTCTTGATGACCGTCTGCGCTCGCCCCGGGCAGGGACAACTCGAAGGGGATCGGCAGGTACGTCACGGGCAACCCGTTCTCCAGCTCTGCCTGCAGTTCATTCCAGCGCCCATGCACCATGCGGGCGGGGGCGGTAAATGACGGGTGCTCGAAGCTGATGGTAAACCACGCCTGCACCTTCTGCGGCGCACTGGCGTAGACCTGCATGATCTCGGGGGTGAGTGTCATCGGCCACGCCCCACGCCGTAGGTGCGCTCCATGGCGCGCGATACCGAGGAGCCGCCACGCTGGATGTCGTTGCTGATCGCCCGGCGCACGATGTCGAGAGTGAGGCCTCCGTCCGGGCTGATGCTGGTCGAGACATCTACGCCCGCGTTGTTGTTCACCACCACGTTCACCATGGGCACGGGGGACTTCACGCCGAGCTCGCCGTTACGGTTGCGCTTGAGGGGCATGATCGCCTCGGGGCCTGCCTCGCCCATGATGCCCAGACCACCCGAATACCCGAACATGGTTGGGCTGCTCACCACACCGCCCCGGGCGAAGTAGCTCACCTCGTTGCCTGCGCCGTCGTATGCGCCGCCGAGAGCCTTGGGTGTGAACCCGAAGCCCTTGGACAGGCGTCCACCCAGCTTGCTGGTCGGGCCGCCGAACGCTGCGATCACGGCCTGCATGAGCACGATCTTCAGGAGCTCCGCGATGATCGATTTGACGACGTTCTTGAACACGTCGTTCATGTTCTGCGCACCGCGCGCGATCTCATCGAACATGCGGTTGAATCCGTTGGTGAGCACGTCGCTGTACTGCGAGGCCAACTCCTGCTCATACGTCAGCGAAGCCATCTCCGTCCGCACTTCAGAGATCCGGCCCTTGGCATCCTCCATCGCAATCGCACCCTGCTCGGCAGCGGCCCTTATACCTTCAAGCTCCCGCTCCAGCTGCACCATGCGCTCATCACCGCGCTCCCAGTCGGCGAGGGCAGCTTTGCGCGCATCACGCCCGGCGCGCTCCATCTCTTCCTGTAGGCGCCGTTCCTCGTCCTGCAGGCGTTTTGCCTCAGCGTTGGCAGCCTTGTCCACCTCGGCGCGATAGTGCGCAAGCGCGTCGGTGGCCTGCTGGCGAGTGAGTAGGCCGGAGGAGAGGAGTTGGTGTACCAGTGCTTCCTGCACGTAGTACTTCTCCATGGGGTTAAGGAGCTCTTTGATCGCCTGTGCCTGCCTGCGCAGCTGCTCGATCTCGCGCTCGCGTGCGTTGTCTTCCTTGGCCGATTTCTTCTTGTCCTTGGGGCGCGTCTGATCGGCGAAGTACGCATCGGCATCGCCCTGCGACAACCGCCCCTCATCGACGGCTTGCTTCAGCCGCTCGCGAAGCTCTGCCAGTTCGCGTAACGGATCGAGGGCACTGCGCACCGACTCGGCGAACTCGTCGATGGGCTTGGACTTGATCTCGCCAAGGGCCACCAGCGTGGTGAGCATGTCCTTCATGGCATGCCCGAGCTCGCCATCTGCCGGGACGGTTGCGATCAGTGCCGACAGGGCTTTCTGCGCATCGTCGATCTGGCGGACGGTGATGTCCTCGAACCCGCCCAGACTATCAAGGATATCGCGCAGCCTGTCCGCCGCCCCTTCGCTTCCTGCCGCTGCGATCTTGCGCTCGGCGAGTGCTGCAGCCTCCATGGCCTCGGTCATGCGAACAAGGTCTTCCCAGCTTGCCCCGCCGCCCGCGGCAGCACCCAGCGTCACGGCGTTCAGACCGCCGCGCGCTTTGCGCTCCTCCTCGACCGTCAGCACCTTGTTCAGTGCTGCGGCAAGCCTGTCATACTGCTCTGCTGCATTTGCCGCCGCCTCGCGCTCGGCAGTCATCAACGCCAGCTGGGCCGTGGGACCGGGGCCGGTGGCAGCATCTTCCTGTGCTTGCTTGAGGCTGCGCAGGGCATCGACAAGGGAGTCAATCTCCTTTTTCGTTTCCTCTGCTTCCTTTTCGGTGTCGTTCATCGCGCCCCACAGCATGGGCAGTGCTGCCGCACCGACCGACGCCGCAATGCCGAGCGCGCCAAACCCCTGCAGGAGTTGCGGCAACTGCACGCCAATGGCGCGCATGGGGTCTGTCCCCGCCGACATCATCGAGAACACGTCGTTCAGCTGGTAACCGAGGTTTCCCCACGCCTGCGTGTTGCCGCGCGCCGATGCGGACAGGCCCTGCAGCCCCCGCGATGCAGCCGCCGCTGCGCGCTGCCCTGCCGCCTGAGCCGCAGCCACCTTGGCCGTCTGCTTGTCCACCTCGGAATATGCGCGGACGACCGAGGCGAGTGCCGACAGCGTCTTGGTGTCGCCCGTGGTGATGAGCTCGAACTCTAGCCTGACTAGCGCGTTATCAGTGGACACTATGCCGCTCCCTTGTCGAATGCATCGCGCATCATCTTCACCCCTTTGGCCATGACGGGCTCCATCCAATCCGGCAGAGCGTACCTGTCCATGTACGCCCAGATCTTCGACAACGGCACGGCCCCGCTCAACCCATCGCGCTCGGTCATCAGGTCAAACAGCAGCCCGAGTACAGGCTCGATATCGTGCGTCTCGGGGCGCTTGTCGGCGGGAGCAATCCGCCCGGCCTTCTCTAACGCCTCATAGGCACTTGTGCGCCCATCCCATCTGGCGAGCCATGAGATGAACGTCTCTACTTTCCCGCCGTGTCCTCGACCTTCTCGCTCAGCTTGGCCGCCGCCTCGATGGCCCGGGCGTAGAGCTCCTGCACAACATTCGGGAACTCGGCGTAGAAGTCGGAGGGAACGCTCTCCCCATTGACCGACACGATGCAGTGGTCAAAAAATGCACGCCGCTGCGCCTCCAGTGCTTCGAGCCCTGCGGCCACAGACGTCTCCCCATCCTCGGAGAACCGAATGCGCGCAGAGCCCGCAGCGGCAATGCTGTAGGCGCGGTTGTATTGCGACGGCACCTTCACCACCCACACGTAATCGGGGTTCCCGTCCAGCGTCATCTCGATGCCGTGCGTGATCGACCGATCAAGCGTGTGCGTGCGTCTCAGTGAGTCAAAGTTGAGCACAGGTGCCTCCTCAGGCATCAGAAGAATTTGTAGATGCGCAGTGCCGATTCGCCGGCCGCGCCGACCTTCGCCACGCCCTTCGCCTCGATCATCACGGGCTGATTCGCGCCGCTTGCCGAGGGGTCTGGGAAAGTCCACTGCACTGCCGACAGAGCGAACGCAAACCCGCCGTTTGCATCGCGCGTCACCAGCGTGATGGCACTGGCCTGCTGATCGAGCTTGCGGGCCATGAACTCGTCATAGGACGTGTCGCTCAGGTACAGCGATGCGTCCACGCTGATCGCGGCAGTGCCGAGCTCGTAGCGGCGCGGGGCTTGGTGCCCGATGCAGTTCTGCGGGGTGAGGCCGTTGTCCAACGTGAGGGACCACGATGTGAGGCACCAGTTGGTCGGCTTGTTGTCGAAGCCGATGACAGGCGCGTCGAAGGATGCGTTCAGCGGCTTGTTGGTGCCAGCTGGCGTGACGGTGCCGCCTGCCGTGATCAGCTTCTGGCGCAGGCTCGGGTGCTCTTGCTTGTACCCGTTGCCGCTCATCTCGAACGAGCCCGTGACGATTGCGCCGTTCGACATCTGCACGTTGAACCCGGACACCACCATACCCGAATAGGTCTGGCTGTGCTCCTCGGTGGTGGCAAGGTGCGTCACGTCCTTGTAGGACTTGGCCACCGTCATCGATTGCGTGGCAGCACCAATGTCAACAAACGCCGGACGGGCAAACGAACCCGTCACTGCAGCCTGATCGCGCTGGGACACCACCGTCACGTTCGGTGCGGCAACGCTTGTCACGACGAAGGTCACGGGGTTGCCCGTGGCAGGCTTGATCTGCACCACGTCGCCCGGTTTAATGCCTGTAACGCCAGTGGCGGCAATGACGCCCTTTTGTTTATCGAGCGCATCCGGCGTGAACGTGGCACCGGCAATCGCCGTAGTGGCAGCAGTCCACGCGCCCTGCATCATGCCCATGCGGAAGAGCTCCGCGTACCACGGCTCAGGCGAGAGCTCGAAGTTGATCGAGCCGCCCACCTCGAGGCCGGTCACCACCTGACCGCCCGACATACGATCTGTGCGCATCTCGGCCGACTCGGTGGTGGTCGGAGTGCCTGACAGGCTCTCGCTGGTAAAGCGCCCCGCCTGCGCCGTGACGGCCGCGCCCAGCGTCGGGGTGACCCCATAGGTGGCCTCGGGGATGGTGATGATGGCGACTTGTGTTGAGGACGACATGGTGTGCTCCTGATCAGCAATTGAAGTACGTGAAGTATGCGGAGGATACCCAACCGTGGTAGCCACCCTTGAATCCAATCGCGGGCAGCTCAGCGTCCACGAACGGAATGGCCGAATCGATCTGCACGCCAGATGGTGTGGTCGATCCGCGAAGTGCCATGCGCAACGTCTCACCGAGGGCGAGTGCTGCTTTGGTGTCAAACGTGACGGGGTGAACGATGTGAATCGATGCGACACCGTCCTCGATCCAGCCGTGCTTCCCGTCTGCCGCAATACTGGCAACGGCCTCGCCCGTGATAACGAAGTCGAGCAGCACAAACATCCCGCCGTCCGGCTTGGGGATGTCTGCGACCCGGTTTCCGTAGTCCGACACGGCAAACACCGGCACAGGCGTCACGGCCTTTGTCACCGCATCGAGTATGTCTGCGCGCACCGTTGGGCTGCTCATCTGCGGACCTTCACGCCGTGAGGTTTCTTCCCTGCGCGACCGCCTTTACGCTCCCGGCGATCCCGCGGGCGAAGCCTATACCATGCCGTCTTCCCGCGCTCATGTCCGGGCTTGGATTCGATGCCCGGAAGCTTCGTTCCGAGCGGGGCAACGTAGATGGCAGGGTAAGCGTACTGCGTCTTCGCAGACGGGTTCTGGCCCAGTATCAGCGACATCTGCGGGCTCCCGGGTTGGAAGTAGGTGAACCCTACCTCTGCACCACCGCCAGCCCCCTGTGCGCCCTTCCTGCGCGCCTCGGTGTTCTTGGCCACGTAGAACATGATGCCGCCGTTCTTGTCGAACGCATGCCGCTCCAGCGTCGAGGCGTAGGGCTGTACGTTCACGATGGCGTAGATGTCGCCGACCTGAGCGGACTCGGGGATCGATGCCGGGATCTCCCACTGCTGACCGTTCAGCTTGCGCAGGATCCTGTAGGAGCTCTCGTACCGACCCGTCTGGTAGTGCGGTGCCGCCCGGCGCATCAGCTCCAGCACGATGTCCTGTAGGACCGCGAGGGACAGGGATGCCTTGCGGAACAGCGACACGCGCCCGAACGGCACCATGCCGAAGCTGATGGGCACGCGCTTGCTGGCCTTGCCGACCGAGATGTCCACCACCGAGTTCAGCTTTACGTTCTTGCCCCGGCGCATGTCGGTCATCACGTCGGGGTACGGCTGCGGGAAGTCGTTCAGCTTCCCGTCCAGCCCTTCGACAAAGCCCACGTACTCGCTCGGGTCGCGGCCCTTGCGCACCATCGCATCGGTGATCATCCGCTGCCCGATCTCGGACTGCCTCCGGGCAAGCACCGAGAGCGCATCCTCGAACACCTCGGCAATCGCCCGGGCGGTGTCGCCAGCGTCCTGCCCAAGGCCGCCAAGGGCCGCGAAGTCGATACCCGCTGCGGTGAGTGCGGCTGCCCGCTCTGCGCGTCCCCTGACGCCCTTCACGGCGGCCGTAGCGGCATTCAGCTCGCTGGGGGACCATTTGATCGCGAGCTTAGCGGCCACGAACGGTTGCCTCCGCCGCAATCAGGTGCCCGTTCTGCCTGCGGCTGTCAGTGTCCCAGCGGACCACGGCCATCTGCCGACCGCGCACCACGATCCGATCACGCTCGTCCAGATCCCGCAGGCCCGCAGGGATGTGCGAGGCCGAGATGATGCAGCGCAGGTCGCCCTGCTGGATCAGGGAGCCGACGATGATGTCCTGCGTCTTCCACGATGACACCACGGCGCGTGAGGGCGTTGCCGTGTAGGTCTTGGCTACAGGATCGAACACCTCAAGCGTGATCACCTCGTCATTGCCCAGCGCGGCCACAACCTGATCATGCAGCGAACGGAAGTCCGGGGCGAGAGACATCAGCACGCCTCCCTGCGGTACAGGTCAAGAATCCCCGCCGCCAAGGGCAGCGCGCTCATCACGCCACCGCTGCTTGCCGCACCAACGGAGGATCCGCCGCCGCTCGTCGCGTACTCGATTGAGCCCACGCCCGTGATCGCCACTTTCGAGATGCCGCCTGAGCTCGCGCCGCTGCTGCCACCGGCCGCCACACCGCCACCCGGGGTCTGCGCCCACAGATAGTCGAAGATCGTCCAGAGCGCGAGCCAGAGATCGGCAGGCGGTGCTGCAGGATCGAAGCCCCCGGTGTAGTTCACCGTCAGCCTATCGGCATGCACCATGCCAGCAAACTCGATGTGCCCCAGCCCCCTTGCGTCCTCGTGCTGAAGGCTCGCACCGGTGCTTGAAACCACGGTCGTCACCGAGCGAATTGGGTAGCGGGCTAGCGGGAGCGTGCGCCCCCGGAAGTGATGGAACGTCTCGACCTCGGCCTTCAGCGCGAACTTGCGCCTGCAATACGCCTCCGCGATGGCAAGCGCCGCACCGGCCACCGCCGTGATGGTGGCGTCCTGTGCCGTGTTGGCCGGGAGGATGCCCAGCCGCACCTTCGCCTCGGTCAGTGTCAACACGTTACGCACTCCATGGCAGGGGCTTGATGACCGTGCGGGGCGTGATACGGTGCGCGATCTCTGCCTGCATGTCAGCCTTCAGTTGCGCCATCTCCTCGGCCCCGACGTGCGACTCGATCCAGCCGACCACCGCGTCCAAGGTCACGTCCTCGAACCGCACCCACTCCTCGCGGTTGTTCTGGTTGAATCCCGTTGCGCCGCAACGCTCCACCGTCACACCTCCCTCAGATGCGCGCACCCGCCAATGCGCCACCGCAATGGCGTGCTCGACATCGCCGTGGCGAGGGAACACTTCTATCTGCTCAATTGACCATTCCAATTGCATCAAAGTCTCCGTTACGCCGCGACGGCGCGCATGATGGCAAAGTTGAACTCGGGCTGCTCGGTTGTAGTGCCGCCCGTGGTGGCGAAGGTCACATCAAACGCGCCTGCCGCGACACGTGTCACCATGACGATGTACTTGTCAGTCCCGCTCTTCTGCGAGACATGCACAACGTCTGTGTCTGCGACTACGACGTTTCTGACGGTGAAGGTCTGATAGGTCGCGAGGCCTGCCGCGGGTGCCAGCACGATGGACCCGCATACCGCGTTTAACGTGACGCCCGTAGTACGGCTGGTGGCCTGCGTGGTGGTGCCGCCTGCGCCCGTCTTATAGCCCACACCGTCTGCATTGCCGGAGGAGAGCATCGAGCCCGTGGCGGCAATGTTGCCGGTGGCGTCGATGGTTTCGGTGGGGACTGTGACAGCACCGAAGCTGCTTTTGCCTGCGTAGGCGTTGGGAGCGGCACTCTTAGCGTAGAAGTTCCAGTCCTGCGTCCCTTTTTCTTTGATATTCGCCAAAAACCCTATATTGCTATCTGCGCCTGACAACCCCTGTCCCGCAAAAAAGCCGTACTGGGTCGCGACCGTGCTTCCGGCACCTACAGCACCTCCCCTAGCAGCAAAGTGATAGATCTCAGGAAGAGTGAAAACGGCAGCGTCAGTGTTGATTAACGAGCTAAACCCGTAAGCAGAAACGGACACATCACCGGAAACTGTGGCGGCGCTTTGGACACTAGCTACTGTGGTTGACCCAGTTAACTGCCTCGTTAAGCGTAGGTTACACCCCGCCACAACCGTAGTCCCAATCCCCAACGGGCCCGCCATGTAGTTTGGAGCGGTGCCTTGAGCGTAGAAGTTCCAGTTGTTGTTTGTGCCGACGGGAACGTTTGTCGATACTGCGTAATTGTTTGCAGCGCCCGTAAAGTTGTTTACGTGTAATCCGCGCTGGTTTGTGACCGCACTTCCGGCACCAACAACCACGCCGTCAGCCAAGTACGCCACCGCACTGTCAAGCGTGTAAGCCGCTGCTTCTGTCGTTGGTTGAGATACATACGAGATCGCACTCGTGATCACATCTGCCCCAACGACGTAAACATTTCTGATGCTGACGGCTTTTGCTGCGCCCGCCAGCTTGCGATTGATGTTAAGGTTGTACCCAGTGAGAGCCGTAGTCCCAATTCCCAACGCGCCCGTCAGCGTCCCGCCCGTCAGCGGAAGGTATTTGTCGTTGGCAGGCAGTGCATCCCAATCCGCCGCCGTGAACGCGCCTGCCGTGACGGCCTTGGTCGCGCGGTAGAGCTTGCCCGCCTGCATCACGATGTCGCCGATGGCGTAGTCGGATGTGGCCGAGAACCTCCGCACGGCCAGCAGATCCTGCGCCGCGCCCGTGGAGTCAATGAAGCCGAACTGCTTGTCAGCCTCGTTCACCCACACCTCACCCTCGGAGCGGCCCGTGGGGCGCTTGCCTTTGACGAGGCTGCGGAGGATCTTGATGATGGTGCTCATCGCTCAGAACACCCCGCAGTCGATAGACACGTTATTGAGCTTTGCCTTGGCCGGGTCGCCACCGTCGATGATCGTCACCACGCCAGCGGCCGCAGGCACCGCCCACGTCATCGTCATCCCGGCGGCGATAGCGTTTGCCCCTGCCTTTTGCACGGCCCCCGAAAGATCAACCGTGTTTGCAACGTGATGAAATTTGGTGCCGTCGTAGATCAAAAGGTCACCGACTGTCACGGCGGTCGGTGCCTGACCCGTAACAAATTGTGCGGCCCACGAAGCGTTCACAGAACCTGTCTTGGCGACGGTGTAGAGCTCGCCCGCTACCGGAGCCGTGCCGGGGGCCGCGTATGCTGCGGTGAGGTCGAGGTTACCCTTGAAGGAAAGCGCGGTCAGCGCAATCATCGAGGCGTCGATCTTGCCTGCGGCATTCAGCACCGGAATGCTGCCAGCAGACCCAGCACCTACGGACGTTGACAGTGTGTGGAGTAACCCGTTGTTCACCTTGCCGTCCGCACCAAGGGCGACGAGCTTAGTGGCGTCGTTCGCCGGGGTGGCAGCCGGGGTGCCCGTGGAGTTGATGAACCCCGAGGCGATCTTGCCGGTGGACGACAGGCGCACGATGTAGTCCGCGTCGGCGGCAGGCGTGGCGGTGGGGGCCGCAAGGCCAGCAGCCAGCAATCCAGCTGGGCTGACTGCCTTGTTGGTGACCGTGCCCGTATGCGTCTCAGGGCCAGTCGCAAATGCCGTGGCCGAGCCTAGAGCCGTCCAATCCGCGTCCGCACCGCCAGCACCCGTCTTAACGTATGCCGTGCCCGCAAAGCTGGCAATGATGATCGGGTCGGTGGGCTTAGATGCCAAGTTTGTCCACGCCGTGCCGATGCCAGCGATGGAACCGGCCGCGCCACCCGGGAGCGCGGTGGTGCCAACAGTCGGTGCGGCCGCAGTGGGGTTAACCCGCGCCCATGCAACGCCCGTACTGGCCCAGAGCTCTGGCGTACCGCCTACTCCTGTGTCGAAGTTGACTGCCAATTCGCCGGGAAGCGAAGTACCAGTCGGGCTGCCTGCGCCGCCGCCACCTGCTGCACGGTGCTTGATCTGTACTGTTACTGCCATTGCATCGTCTCCTAGTAGTTACCGAGGTTGATAGCGGACCGCGCGGAATACACAGTCCCGGCACCGTTGGACATAAGAACCTGATCCGCCGCAGCGGCCGGAGGAAGGCTAGCAACGCCCCCCGCGCCCACCCACGCAAACCCGTTCCAGATGTAAAGCTGCTTTGCATTGGTGTCGAACCACAGTGCGCCCGCTTGCGGGGCGACAGGCGGGGTGACTGACGCGATGGGCGGCGTGGTAACCGCATCCAGAATGTCGCCATACGAGCTCATTGCACGACCGCTCCTGCCTTGGCTGCAGCGCCGGTGCCAATGCCACGGTTCACCCCAGCTGAAACGCTTTCTGTCTGTTGAATCGTCTGCGTCACTGCACCCTCGGTCACCGAGTTCCCGGAACCTTCTACATCTGCACCCTCGGCGTCCGATAGTGTCACCGTGACGTGGCACCAAAACACGCACAGAGGATGCACAACTGGAAGTGCTACCAACGCTCGCGGCTGCGAAGGCAGTGGGTGCCACGAGGCCTGACTACAGCCTGCCAGCAGCAGCATCAATCCGACCAATGACGACCTCATAGCAGGGTCGTCCTGACGACGCAGTTGTTGTACGTGTTGGTGGCCCCTGATGCGATTTTCACCTTGCCAACCACTACCCCTCTGGGGGCACTGACACGCAACACGCCAGTCACCTGATGGTCTTGATCGTTGTGGTACGAATACCTGAGCGCGATTGGCGCATTATCTGAGCGGCCATTCCTTGTTGTAGTGACCATGGTTAGATCAACCTCTACCCACCCCTTACCGTGACCGACCCAGTTTTTTCCGAACTCCAACGTGCCATTGGAAAGTTGGTTGTAGCCTCTGCCGCCGCGGGTATCGCTGTCTGTAGAACTGTCAGTGAGTGAAGCATAGGTGCTTACTTGCATCCACGTAGACCCGCTGATAAACCAGTTAGCATCAGGCACTAGCTGCGTCGTCCCATCTGCCCCGAACAACTGCAGGCGGCCCCATTCGTCATTGTCCAGCCAGATGCCGCCTTTTAGCTCATACATCGCGGGATTGGCGGAGGTCGTGAATTCCGCCGCCTGCGTTACAGACACCTTGTCCACAGTCGGAACCCAGATCGTTCCGTTCCACTCCAGCTTCTGGCCGACCGCAGTACCGGCCGGTAAAGCCGCCGCAGGGGTTGCCCATGTAGCAACACCTGCCACGACGGTCATTACTTTTTTGTCGTCGGTGGCCGTAATGGCGGGCACGCCGACGCCATTCTGACCACGCGGCCCCATGGCACCGCCGTCGATGGCCTTGTGCCGGATCAACCAGCGAACCGAGAAGCTCTTCGGACGGGTTTCAACATCACCGCCGCCAGTAATAGTGACGGTATGAGTGTGGTTTCCGTTCGCGTTAATCCCCGCGTCTACAGTCGCGCCGCCGCCAACAGCGTTGATAGGAGAGTACCGTGCGTCTGTGTACTTAGTGTCGCCTGACCAATTAGCCGGGCCTCGCTCGAAACTGTGGTGGTGCGAGCCATCGGTTGATGTTGTACCGGTTAGGGTTGTGCGAGGGATACGAGTGGTGTCAATTTGGACAATACCCGGCGCACCTTCACCACCGTTTGCGCCGATGCCTCGCAGGAAGTAGCCGCGCAGATCCGGCAGCGCGAAAGTAGAAACGCCGTCAGCGCCAGTTGCTCCGTTGTACTTGGTGCCGATCACCGCGAACAAATCGTTGTAAGCGGAAATCGCAACAGTCTGTCCCTTACATTCCAGATAGTCGTCTGGGTATGTATCGGCAACCCACGGGATGATCTCACCCACGCCGTGCTTCGCCGTTACGCCCGCAGCGCCCGAGGTGTTTGCCACCTTCACCCAGCGGCTGGCACCCGCGCCACCGGGGGCAGGCGTCCACGCCCAGATCGACTGGAGTGCTTCAACAAGGTGCGCTTCGTTTGCGACCGGCGGGGTAAACAGCCACGCGCCAGAATCGAAGAAGGCTACTTCGTTTGCGTGCCCTATCCAGCCCAGCGTCGGCGCGGTTCCAATGATGTAAGCAGACCCCTCAGCCGGCGCAAGTGGCGGGATGTTGAGAATGTCGAGCACCGAGATATCGTGCGTTAAGCCTGTGATGATCTGGGTGAGCTTTGCGTCCACCTCGGTCTTGGTGTAGGACGGGTTGGCAGCCTCTGCCCATGCGCCAGTCCCATCAGCAAGGAGGATGTTACCCACCGTGCTTATGGGTGCTTCGGTAACATCTGTCAGGTCGCCCAGCGTGGTCGCAACCTTCTTCGGCAACCACTTGGTCGTCGCCAAATCATAGGTCAGAACCTCGCCATCCTTCGGCGCAGTCGTAAGGTTGACATCGGTCAGCTTGGCGATGCTGGACTGCGTAACATCGAGCGTTGGCGACAACGTGCCGCCCGTGATGGTGGCAGTGTTGCGTGACCCGGGTGACGGGCCCGTGAAACTGGTCACCTGCCCACTGGACAGGTTGATGTACATGTCTCCGGCCTGCGGACCGTAGATCTTTGGATCAGGCAGCGTGTCGGCGGGGAACCCGTAGTTGTCGGGGCGCGAGGCGATCTTTGCCACATCCCAGACGCCCGTGCCCATATAGACCAACGGCTGGCCGGGGGTGACCGGCTCCCAGCGGCGAT